ACCACCAGATTCAGAAATAGTATATTCCGTACTATTCAGCACGATTTTATTTATAGCTGACATTCTATCACCTCACATCTACATATCTGCATAATTTCCACCGTAAACCTTGAAAGTGCTTCCTGCCTTTATATTTGTATTTGCGGAATATGTGTACACAAATATATTGGTCATTGCACCGTTATTAAGACTCATGGATGCCGCCCCTATCACACCAGAAAAAGTTTTCGCCGTTGCTCCTGCGGGGTTGATTTGCATACCGATCAGGAAATTATGTTTCAATGCTTGGTCATCATATGACCCACCAGTTGCAGAACTACCGTTTTTTACATAATAAAGCCAGTCAGATGCAGTAAGTTCAGCATCAGCAATTACATAAAGCAGGTTATAACTTTGAAAATCTGACAAATCAATGTTCACTGATCTTGTATTCTCTGCAATGGTCACCGTATCCAGTAGAGAAACCGCACCACTGCCGCCACTACTTACGTTTACGGTAATCTCAGCACTTGCATAATTTGTCACATCCTCAGTAGTAGTACCGTTTTCTGTGATAGAAATCTGTTTTGTTCCAGTAGGGGTTGCCCCTTGTGGAACTGCGACACTGGCAGAAGCATAACTGGTAACATCATGCGTACCGTTCTCTGTTATGCTTATCGTCCCTGTCGGAGTGATGCCACCACCACTGATAGAATCAATAGCGTCTGCCATCTGCGATGGTTTATACGTTGTCTGCACTCCCAACTTTGCACGGATCGAATCGGCAATATCATAGAGATTGGAATTATCGATTATTACATCTGCCATTAATAACTCACATCCTCTCCGCTTGGTATACCGCCGTTAATAATCAATGATGTTCCGCTTACGCTCACCTGCAATAATTCTTCCTTTAACGAAGAAACATCATTAGACAACTGAGTGTAGTCTGACGGTATGCTGTCCGCTACATCCTGTGCGGTCTGCGCTGCTGCCGTTGCGGTCGCAGCTGCCTCTTGTGCCTCGATCAGGACTCTGGTCGCCTCGTTCTCGGGATCATCATCCACATAGTCGTCAGGCATGGATCTCTGGCAGATATGCAGCATTCCTTCGTAAGTTGTGATCGATGCATTATCGTCATTAACTACGATATAGATCCGGAGCTCTCCGTTTGTTTCGAAATACTTGTTGGGAATGTTCCCTAAGACAGTGCAGCTGCCGTCCTCATTCGGTGTGATGGATCCTGGAGCATATGCGTCTGCATTTTCCATCCCACGTATCCAGTAGTTAATTTCCGCAGAAGTGACTACTTCCGGCAGGACAGCTTCCAGCACATGCCCTTCGTCGTACTGGTAAGCGTTCGCCGGATCGGACTCCCGCCGCTCACCAGTGTGGTAGTTGTGAAGGAAATCTAATGTTATGTTTGCCATTTACTTATTCTCCTTAAGTTTTTCCTCAAGTGCTGCTATACGTTTCTCCTGATCCTGAATGAGCTTAAGCATACATGGGATCAGGATGTTGGCGTTCCACATCTCCGCATTGCCTTCGCTGTCGTGGTCGACTGCAATAGGCAGCTGCTCCGCTACCTCTTCAGATATAAAACCGGGCACATCCTTCCCAGCCTTCTCATCGTCCGGCGTCAGGGCGTCATCGTTATACTTAAATGTTCTGGGCTTAATGTCGAGCAGCTTCCTGGCTTCTTCCAGCGTCAGGTCTTTGATGTCGTGCTTGTACCGTCTTGAGGAGCTGACTCTATAGAGCGTTCCGTACTGGTTGACACCGACATTAGCGGATCCACCTGCAGTCCTGCTATATACGGCAGGGCTTGCCAGATTCACATGAGCGCCGTCGTAGGTGGGCACGACCTGAAGTGCCCGGATGGTCTGGCCCGTCTTCTCATAATTTGAATCGTATACGGGCATATCGATGTAGCACAGCTCGCCATCGAAAGCAAAGTTTGCGCCGTCAACCGCTCCGGAGAGCGCCTTCACCCATGTGGTGTCGGTGTTGATGTAGCAGACCGGAATCTGGTCGTCCGGATCAATAGCGAGGACGGGATAGCCGAAATCCGGGACTGGTTCTGTCCAGTTGAGAGCCATGACCTTCTGGGTGGCGTTCGTGTTGTACATCGAATAGCTGTCTTTTATCGTTATGCTTGTCGCATCGATATTTCCGCCTTTAATGACCGTCTCTTCTTCCGGGTTTTCAAGATCCTTGAATCGAACAATGCCCTCGATCTGTATGCCGCCCTCGATCTTCTTGATCCGCTTCAGTGCGTCCTCATTATCCCGGCTGAGCTTCTTGATCTTTTCCGTGTCATTCGTGGGCGGCGCTGTGTCATTGCCGTACACCCAAGCCCTGCCGCCGTTGATCCTTACTCTCACGCTGTCGCCCGGTTTGCAGTCCACACTGATCCGGCAAGGCGTGTCCATAATGTTGGATCCCGTCAGCTGAACGTAGGCTGTCTTGCCTTCGACTCGTGTGACGGTTCCGGTATAGTCAGATCCTGTCTTTTTCGTCGCTTTCTTGAATGCCTTAACAAGGTCGTCTATTGCGCTCACTCTTCGACCACCTCCTCCTGTGTCCTGGCGCCATATCCCAGGGTTATCGTCTGCCTGCTGACTCGGAAGGTACCATCTATGCCGTGACCCGGAAGATGCAGGCTCACCAGATCTCCGGTCGTGATGTCCGGATAGAACCGCCTCGTGTAGCTGACCTTCCTCGCCGGCGCTTGCGCTTCCTTCAGCTTTCGGTACGCATATTCTGCAAGTGATTCACCGTCGCTCAGCGATACGCCGCTCTCGCCTGTCCAGATCTCGCCCGTGCCGCCCCGATTCGCCTTCCGGGCCACGGTTGACAGCGGGCTGTCCGGGTCGTCATTCCGGGCGACCGCGTACTGACCGCCTGCAGTTACCCTGTAACAGTTTGGGACACTGTACCAGTCCTGTGTGTCTGACATCTGCAGCTCCACGGCGTCGTGGTCCATAGTGTCGAGCCTGAGCCCGACATCTGTCGCCATCGGTTCGATCGAGATCCTGCCGTCTCCGGCGATCCGGATCCGCCAGCCGATCGCTTCCACGATCTTCTGGGCGATGGACAGGTTCGTGTCATTGTCTTCGGCTACGATCGGCTCCAGGAGCCGCGGTCCGTCGTCTCTGTAGGTGACCGGAGCGGGTCCTACCCGCAGCAGCTGCGCAGCAGCCCTCGCGCCTTCAGCTCCTGCAGGAACGTAATAACCGCATGGGACGAGGACATCGTCTGCAGGCTTCAGGACGCTGTAGCATATTGCCTGATGGCTCTCACGCACCCCGTCGAGATCGCGCCGAGGCGTTGACGCCAGTCCGGTGAAGATCGGGATCCTCGCCCCGTCCTGCCCCTGTCTGGCCTTCAGGTACACCCGCAGCCAGCACTCACCGGGGCTCTGTGTCATCTGGATGGTGGCCGACTCTTGCAGATCATCATCGGATCTTCTAACAGAGCCTGCCTTAAAATCAAAAGATCCCGCGTCCAGCCAGGACACAGGATCCACTCTCTTTAATTCATAGGAAGCCGAAAAACCTTTATCCCAGTTCATCGTGTCGCCTCCTTATTCACCAATCGGGTGCATCGCACGCCACTCTGTCAGAGTCATGCCGTCAGTCCCTTCCGGATCGATCGCCTGAATCGCCAGCGTGTAGCTCACCCGCTTCGATTTATAATCCATTTGTTCTCGGACCTGAATGTCACAAGTAAACGACGAGCCGTCCGGCGTGCGAATGTGCGCGACGCCGGCATAGCCTGCGAGGTCCCGCATGGCGAGCTGCTTGTCCAGATCCCTTCCACGCAACAGGACCGTCTTCGCGCTCAAGTCCCTTGTGACCGCAGGATTCCAGTCGCCCTGGACTGATCCTCCAAGGTACTCAGTCCGCAGGAAGTCCTTATGCCAGCTGTTTGACAGTTCGATGTTGTACGGCAGCTCGATCTGGTCACCGTTCACATCTATGACCATCTTCTTGTCTTCGAGGATGTCACCGTCATTGTAGTCGGTGTCATACCATCCGAGACCGGTTGCAGTCGCGTAGTCGCCATTCGCAGTGACCATCACGAGCCTGTGCCCGCAGAAGTCACCGAATGCCGGATACGGATCGACATAGGTCTCGCCGAATGCAGCGCCCTTGTATACCAGCTCGGGCTGGTCTGCGGTGATCCTGTAGATGTCACAGGTGTCCGTCTCTACCGCGCCTTCCGGAGCGATCGGCGTGATCTCTGCGGCTCTCAGGTATTTATCCATCTTCACATTCGCGCTCGGCACGATCGCCTTATGCAGCCAGTTGACCGTGAACAGAATCTCCTCAGATGCTGTCTGACCGTATTCGTCGATAACAGTCGCAATCAGCGTATATCTCGCACCATTGTCAAGCCTTCCGACAAGATCGTCGACCGTGATCGTAATCGCGTCCTCTCCGGTCTGGCTGATTGTGGCGATCGTCTCGCCTGCGTACCCGTCATATTCCTTATCGTCTGGCCTGTACAGATGATAATCCTCTGCCCGGACGATGGACACTACGGTCGTTCCCGTAGCGCCCGCGCCCGTGACCGTTACGGTCAGAGGCATCGTTCGCAATGGTTCCGTCCATGTGCTAGTCAGACTGTACTCTCTGGTCGATTTGGTTGTTTCTGTCTGGCTGACGATTTCTTCGGTGTTCTGTAGCGCTTTTTCATACAGTTTTTTATTTGCTTGCGTGTATTCCGCAGTATTTGCCGTGCTGGACTCTCCGGTCGGCATCCATATTCCGGGATCAGGCATCCACTGATACCCTTTTGCTGTCAACGCATAATCGAAAGTTCGTCTAAAGCTGTCCACCCAGATCTCCACAGGCTCCGCAACATACAGGCTCACCGGATCCGACCACGCGGACTGCGTTCCGGCCGCGGTCGTTGTCCGCACTGCCATGTAGTAGGCTGTACCGGTCTCCCAGTCTCTGGAGATCTCCGCGCTCTGCCCCGCGTCAACATGGGCGATGATATCGCCATATACCGGATTGTTCTGGGCATCGAATGTGACCAGACAGATCTCTGCGAAGCCCTGCTCCACATCGTCCGCGGAGCTGTAGGCCCAGCGTGCTGTCACGCTCTCACCTTCATTGATCACTGACTTGCTCAGTGCCAGGACTGGTCTGTCCGGAACGCTGGACAGGTCATAGGTTAAGATCTCCGACCACGGTCCTGCGATGTCATCGTCTCCGGATCCGTCGATCAGGCGCACCCGGAAGTACCATCTCTGTCCGATGTCCAGTCCGGCGATCACCCACGACAGCGCGAAGCGATCCTCTACCTCGTAGCTTTTTGGCTCATCGGTTGACTCCCAGGCGAAGGGATTATCCGCCCAGGTCAGCTCCGCCTTCGTGGCTTCTGACCAGGACCACTCCCAGCCGATCCGGACAGTACCTTCCGCAGGTCCTTCCGAGACGACCACATTCGCGGGTGCCACCGATGCGATGTCAGAATCGATCACCTTCGCGGACTGCATCTTCATCTCTGATATCACCAGTCCGGAGTAGGATCCGACGAACGCGAACGCGCCGAAGCAGGTACCACTGGCCCCGATGATGTCGTTGACCGTCAGCGATGCGGTCGTGGTTCCTCTGGGCAGGATCGCGACGATCCGGTCGTTGGACGGATCGTTTTCAGGCCTGAAGAAGATCGCCGTGCAGGCTGCGTCACAGTCCGTGTTCTCCGTGATCGTAATCGCCACGGCGCCGGTGGTCGTGTTCGGGTTGGCGTCGATGCCTGGCGCTACGAGTGCGCCGATCTGTGCGACCATCTCGTTGCTGTACGCCTTGTTTCCGTCGTGATCAGATTCAACTCTGACCCACATGACCTCGTCCGGTCCGATGACGTCCGCGATGTTCACAACGACAGTATCGTTGGCACCATTCGGCGCAACTTCGATCGCATCGCTCCAGCCTGACGACGGAGGCGTGAATGCAGCGTCCGTCGGCGTAGCGATCGCATACTGCAGTGTCAGCAGGTCAATCGGGTGCATCCTGTCATAGGATCCGTTCCACACAGCCCTGATCCTGCTGCTGGATCCGCTCGAGGACGCGGATGCCTCAAGAAGGGTTACAGCATTTGGTGCGCCATAGGCGTGGTGATAATAACTGCAACTCTCCCACTTTATGGCTCCGGCGCGACCGACAGTCCTTGCCCGGAACCACCGAACGATGTTTCCCTGCGCGATTGATTCGGATTCTTCCGTATATGTCACGGATCCGGCGTTTGTCCGGTTCGTCACGGCGCTCCACTCTTTCGCGTCCGGGGCTGCGTTCTTCCGCACCACGCAGGTCTGTGTCTCCACTCGCGTGAAGATCGGCGTGCCGGAATTATCGACAGCATACGTCCATTTGAACGTACCGCTGTTGACAGCTTCATTCTCATAAGTGACCGCAGGATTCCCCGGGACGGTCGCTGCCCAGGTCTTGCTGGCCCATGCAGACCAACCCGGGTTAATATTCTTGCCCTTCTTCGAATACTTTTTCCGATTTCCGCGGACCTTGAAGACGAGCTTCTTCAGGACCGTGGATGTGATCGCGTAGGATGTAGCAGTTTTACCGATAGAAGGCGATGTCCACTTCCCGTCGTTGATCTGGTACTGGAGCTGCTGGCCCTGGCCATAGTCCTTGTCCCCGATCTTCCACTTCATCGTGAACGTATTCCCGGAGCGGGTCACACTTAACCCTGTCGGGGCTTTACTTGCACTCATATGATCAACTCCTTAGTTTCTGCGTGAGCTCCTCAGCGAACTCATCCGCGAATGCTCTCGGATCCTTTACGCCGTTGAATGTGTTGTAGTTAAAGACCTGTACGCCGCCCTGGTTTGCCCCGATCATCCGTGCGATCGGGGACGTGTCCACATTGACCGTGGGCGCAGGCGTGACCACAGTCTGAGCGGACATCGCGTCCGTCATGGCTGCATATCTCGCCGCGTTGTAGGTCGACCGTGCCATCGTGGCTGCGGCCTGCTGCGCTGGTGCGGTGTTCTCCGTGATACCAGCGGCGACTGCCAGCGGGATGTTCTTACCTAATTCATCCTTGAAGATACCGGTCGGGGAGTGCTGACCGATGGCAGCCTTGGCCCGTTTGTATGCTTCGACGGCCATGTTGACCGCTGCGTTGATCGCACTGCTCTGTCCGGCTCTGATACCGGCAGCCAGTGCCGCCGCCATGTTGGAGCCGACGGAATGAAATGCACTCGTGCGAGCTGACGCCCCATCTTTTGCTGATGTTGCCAACAGACGGCCTGCGCTGTTTGCAACGGCTTTTGACCCCCTCATTCCTGCAGCATACTGTGCGCCGGATGATGTACCGGCTTTGCTGAACTCTGACTTTTTGCCGTCTGCCGCTGTTGCTGCAGCTCCTGCGGTGGTCTCCGCGGCTGTTTCGACCGAGTCGGTGTTGTCCGACAGGCCTGTGCTGATCTCCTCAGCTGCCGCCGTACCGGCTTCGTTACCGGCACTCGACAGAGCTTCCGTCAGCTGTCCGATCGCGGCCTCATATTCATCGGCTGACCCTTCCATGCCTTTAGACAGGCCTTCTGGGATCTCCACGCCGGACTGCTCCGCGATTTCATACAACCCCTGGAACGTGCCCTGCATCGACCGGGTCAGCAGATTGACCGCATCTGTGGCTGTGGTCTCACCGTTGGCCAAGCCCTCCGCGAGCCCGTCGGGGATCGCCACGCCAGCCTCCTGGGCCGCCGTTATGGCTGCATCCAGCTCCGGAGTCATGTCCTGCACTGAATCACGCAGGCCTGACCATTCGATCTTGGTTGATCCGAGCTGATTGGTCGCCATCTGATAGGCTGTCAGGTTTCCTGCGCAGTACTTCGCGATCTGATCGGACAGGTCAAGACCTTCCGTCCACTGCTTGCCCATCTCAGCGAACAGCTCCGGAGCATTGTCCTGGCTCATCGTGATGAACATATGATGCCAGGTGTTTGCGGCTTCCGTGCCCATGGACTGCAGCGTGTTGATCAGATCCGGCCCGAGTTCGTCACCATACTCAGCGATGACCGCGGCCATCTCTTCCTTATACTGCGTGATACCTTCTGTCTGGGACTGCAGGTTCGCGACCATCTCTTCGACCGTGATATCTTCACCACCATTGAACGCATCCCACAGGCTCAGCTTCTGGTCGAGTGTGTTCTTAATGCTGTTATAGTTATCTTCGTATGCCTGCCGGGTAGTCTCCAGAGCAGCTTTCTCAGCTTCAGCTGCAGCCTTGACCTTCTCCTGGGCAAGTTCCAGCGTCTTCTCTCCCGCTTCTTCAAAGAAGCCCTTGACGTCGTCCGTGTGTTCCTGGACGATTCCGGTGACCGCCTGCACGGCCTGCCCGAATAGGTCGACTGACGCAGCTTCTTCCTTGATGGCGCCGGCGTTCTCCTCGGATGCCTTCTTCGTGTCTGACTTAGCCTTGAACAGTTTCTTGTTCGACAAGACCATGCCGTCGGTGAGGTCAATAGCCTCCACCTGGACTTCGTTCTCGTCCTCCTGGGCCTTGGTCGACTTCTTCGAGGCGTTGTTCTTATCCGAGGCAGTACCGGTCAGCTTCTTGTAGGCGTTCTCGGTCTGCCCGGCGATCTTCGCCGCTTCAGACTCTGCCTTGCTGGCCTTCTCGGACGCCGTGGCCGCATCTGCCTGCGCCTGGATCAGCCCGTATATGGCTTCCTTCGTCGTTCCCGCGCTCCGGGCGACTGCATCTGCCTGCTGCGGATTCAGCAGAAGGAAGTCCTCGACCGACATATCGCCGAGGACGCCGACCAGCTCCTCCGTAGCTTCGTTGTATGCACTCTGGGCTCTCTCCGCTTCCAGGGCTGCTTCAGCCTGCGCCTTGTAGGCGCTCTCAAGTGCTTCGGCGTATGCCTGCTGCCTGATCTGTTTCTCAGAAGACTCGAGTAATGCGTCTAGGGCTTCCGTGGTGAGCTTGATGCTTCCGGTCTCTTCGTCGTAGGCATCGCGCAGCCCCGGGATCACCGCGCCCAGTTTCTCGACTGCCGTCTTTAACTGGTATTTCTCAAACTCGGAGAGCTCTTCTCCTTTAGTCGCCTTCTCGAGGACCGATCTGTACGCCTCTATGTCGGCGACGTTCGTGTCGGCCTTCAGTTCGACCTTCCCGATGTCGTCGAGACTCTTCTGCGTCTCCTCGATCTCGCCGTTCAGCTCCTGCAGGTAGTTCTGCAGGTCGTTGTTCTCCGGAGGCGTGAAGGCGTTCGTCATCGCCTTCAGCAGGCTTGTGGCGCCCTCTGCGAGCATTCCGAGCAATGGGGCTATGCTGGCGCCGGCGGCGTTCTTAAATGCGGATATCTGCGAGTCAAGACGCTGCAGGGAGTCGTCTACCTTCCCCAGAGAATCCAGCGTATCACCGCTCAGGACAGCGCCTGCCTCGTGCGCCTCATCCGCGAAGTTCCGGAAGCCGGCGGATCCTGTCTCGATCAGCGGATTCAGGTCCCGGGCGCTCTTGCCGAAGATCTGCATCGCGATTGCGTCGGCCTCGGTCTCGTTCTCTACCTTACCGAGTGCGTCTATGCAGTCCCAGAAGACATCCTCAGACTTGCGCAGGTTCCCGTTCGCATCCGTGACAGATACGCCCAGCTTCTGGTAGGCCTCCGCGTATGCCTTGGATCCGGACTGCGCGGATGCCATCGACTTGACGTTCTTTCCGAGTGCCTTCTCGACATCGGCCAGATCCGTATCGATCAGCTCCGCCGCGTAAGCATATTCCTGCAGGGTGTCCGTAGACAGCCCGGTAACGGTCGAGGCTGTAAGGATCTCGTCGGCGTAAGCTGCTGCAGCCTTGCCGGCGTCCACAAGCGCCTTGACCGCGTCTACCGCCGAATCCGCGAGCTTCTGGACCGCGTTTGCTGCGATATTGCCCAGCGCGACCTTGGCCACATCTCCGAGTCCCTGGGACTCGTCTGCGGCGTCTTTAACCCGCCTGCCGTACTCATCGATCGAGTCGGCGCAGCCGTCCGCGGACCGTTCCGCTTCGTCAAGGTAGCGGGCGTTCTGGTCGACCTCATTATTCAGTCTTGCGACTGCGGTCTCTGCCCTGGTCTGTTCGAGCCGGTACTTCGCGATCTCACTTGTGGCCTTCGCCTGGTTCTGCTCTCCGAGCTGGACCTTCCGGGCTAATGCCTCTACGGCCTTCTCCTGCTTCGCGTAGGCGTCGGTTCCCTTGTCCATCTTGGACAGGGCGCTCTGTGCTTCCTTCAGCTGATCACGGTAGTCCTCAGTGCTCTCCGATATTCTTTTCTGTTGCTGTTCAAGGGATTTGATCCGGGAGTCGTACAGCTGGACCTTCCGCTCGGCGGCCTCCAGAGTCCTGGTCAGGTTCTCATGCTTAGCCCGGAGTGCTTCGACCGAGTTGGCCTGACCCCGGAACTCCTCTGTGACCTTCTTGGACTCAGCGTCCAGCTGCTTCAGGTCCGCATTGACGCCGGATATGTCTTTTCGAAACTGAGCGCCGCCATCGAGGCGGACACTGGCTTTGAGTTCATTACTATTTACCGGCATTTCTCTGCGCTCCTATATGTGTTAAGGCAGCATAGATAACGGCATATAGTCGTCTTCTGCCTTTTTCATTCCATTGATAGTCATGTACGCATCATTCAGCAGGCTGAATTTGCGCAGTGTGAGATTCCATGCCGCGTCCTCAGTCATCTGAAACCGCGTCATGGCTATGATCAGAAATTTAGGTATCTCGATGATCCCGGAGTTCTCGTCTTCGCGCTCCGGTTCATCCCTGTCGTCCGGGATCGGCATCGACTCGACAAGCGCCAGATCGATCGCCGCACGGACCGTCTGCAGGCTTCCCTCACCTGTCAGGGTATTCGTCTTTAGACTCTGCATGATGTCCGTCCTGGACAGTTCGCCTCCGCACAGGGCGAAGACGATGTCGACCAGGTACAGCAGGCCCTCTAGCGTGTCTTTTCCGGCTTCCTCGATCATCCGGAAGATGCTGGTCGCCGGGTGCATATACTGCAGCTCGTCGATCACCTGAAGGGTAAAAAGGAAGTGCCGGTCACTTCCGTCGAAGTTGACCGGCACGCCTTCAGGTCTTAGGTTGCTCATGCGCTGATCCCGGCCTGCTCCTGCAGCCATGCGAGAGCAGCTGCCTCAGTGGTGAACAGCTTGGTGTGGCTGACCTTATAATTGCTGTCCTGCGGAATGACATCCGCCTCGATCGTGGTGTGCGCGAAGGCGATGTTCTCCTGCTTGGTAGCATTTTCGTCATTCGGCTCACGGAACATGAGCTTCTTGTACCACTTTGCGACATACTGCTTCACGCCGGAAGCCATCTCTACGGACATCGCACCGACACCGACATACGGCGCCTGATCGTCCGCCTTGACCTCCAGGCCGTTCTCGGCGCTGTAGGTATGACCGAGCAGGAACGCTCTCTCCTCAAGGGTCAGCTGATTCGCCTCGATGGACAGCGTGCCGCCGCTCATCTCGTTCGCCACTTCCGCAACAACATCATCGCCGTAGTCCTTCACACTGGAGGTAGTCGGCGTGAAGTTGAATGTGGAGATCTTCCCGAACTGCGCGCCATCAGTGTAGGTGTCGTCTGCAGTCCACTTTGCGTAGAACATTTTTCTAACGCCAATCTTCGCCATGTTATTCCTCACTTTCTGCGACTATGTCGCATTCCCAAGAAAACCCATCCATGCCGTTATCTGGATCGGACAGGCTTGTTATTGATGCAAAAGAAAAACCTGCCTTGTACAGCAGGTTTCTCACTCGATTCCGCATGGGCGTCTGGTTCTCACCCATAGGGAAGTAATAGTTAAGTCTCACCCAGTAATGGATATGACCCGGATCATCGTCTCCCCAGTCATCCCCGCGATCGTCTGTGATGTCGTAGACGAAGTAGTGGTCCTCCGGTCCGGTGTAGACCTTCGGATAAACCGGCGCGATGTCCTTCACAGCGCTCCTCAAGAGCGCTCCGATACTCATGACCGTCCTCCCGCGGATGCGATCGCGGCATCGATCTCGTGCTGCATCGCTTCCAGGACCTTCGGGCGGGCATCGTTGACCGCCTTCCGCATGAACGGATGGGCAGCCTGTTTGGCTGTTCCGTATTCCAGGTACCATAGCTTGTCATAGTTCCGGACGGATCCGCCGGCGGATGCCCGGCGCGTGATCGCGTGACCGCGCTTGCTGGTGCCGATTACCTTGCTGTAATAGCCACCGCCATGTGTGTCAGTGCCGTGCGGATAGATGGTCGTCATCTTTCCACCGTTCACGTTCTTGATGCCGTCCGACTCGATGCTGGTCTCCAAGGTGCCCTGCGAATAACCGCGATCCGCAGCGTCATGGACAGCCTTGACCAATTCCTGCGTCAGGATCTCACCGCCGGCCTGGACAGCGTCTTCCATGGCTCCGTCGATATTCCCGGCGATAGACTCGAGGCGCGCCATGAAGCTGTCTACACCGTCGAGATAGAATCCCGCCTGTCCGACTCCCATCAGGTGGTCACCCCCCTCCGTACCAGCTGCCCGGTCAGCTCGACCGTGCGGTTGCGGTCCTGATGATATACGCGTTTGAGCTCGTACACATCACCGGTCTCCACATCGATGAACTCTGACCAGTTGCGCGGAAGCCCGTGAAGGTTCCGCCCCATGACAACAGCAACGACATCTGCGCTGTATCCCTTCTGCTCAGCCAGGATCTGATCACCGCGCTGGGCAGACTGGAGGCTTGCCGGAATAGATCTGTACTGGGTGACTGTGGTCGGATATCCCTCCGCGTCCTGTGTGACCACGGACGACTCGGGGATCTTAATCACTGATGTCCACATCCCAGGCACCTCCGTCCTCCAGCTGCAGATTCTTTACGCCATCGCTGAACAGCTTCAGGTACTTGTTCGTATCTGTGCGATCCTGCCCGCAGTAGGCGTTCACGTAGCTGGTGATGGCAATAATGATCCTTTTGTCGATCGGATCCTCCTTAACGAACAGATCCTCAGGAACACCGGCAGCAAGCATCTTCGTGACTGCCGCCTCCATGGCGTCCTGGATCTCCGTGTCGAACGCCGTCAGGGCCTCGGAGTATCCGGCGCGGGTCTTGATCTTTGGAAACCAGGCGAGCACAAAATCAGGCATACGTTCGGACATAAATGTCTTGATGTCTGCCGTGTTCATAGGATCACCTCATTTCTTCGCCGGTTTCTTAACTGTTTTCTTCGGCTTCTCTTCTTCCGCCTTCTCAACAAAACCAAGCGGCAGCCATTTGGCGGCGATGCCATCCTCAAGATCGAGGACGGCACCGGCCGGAAAGAGCTTACCGTGGACGGAGAGCGGATGGATCGCTTTTACTTTCATCCGCTTTCACCTCCATCAGATCGTCATGTTGAGCTTGACGAAGGCGTTCGCATCGCGGACCACCACATCCTCACGGATGATCGCCCTGAACAGGGTCTCGTCGTTCTCGAATGCGTTGTAGCCGGTCATGCTGGCCACGTTGGAAGCCAGGATGCTCAGCAGCTGACGGTCGAACAGAGCGATTGCTTCTGCGAAGTCGCCGATATAGAACGGTGCGGTGGTGTCGGTCGGCAGATCTCCGTTCGGTACGATGACCAGCGGGAAGGTCTGAGCGCCGCAAGACAGACGCAGCTGGCCCGGGTTGGAGATGTCCGGAGTGAGCAGATATCTCTTGTTGTCGTCCTTCAGCTTATCGAGGAAGTTAAGGCCGTCGTCGTTGGTGACGATCTTCAGGTTCGGCTTGTAAGCCTGGCCGAGAGTCACATTGACCGCGGTCTTGATGTCATCGATACCGGTAGCAGCTACGCCGGTCTTGGTGTCCAGCGCTGCAAGGATCAGGCCGTTCTCAGTGACGCGTGCACCGTCAGCGATCCACTCGGTGATGGTGTTCGTGATGTTGGCATCGGAATCAGCCAGCAGCTCGTTGCTGACCGGGAAGATGCCGGCATACTTCTTGATGGCGTAGCTGTATCTGTTGAACTTCGGCGTATTCTTCGCGCCGATCGCGCCCATCTCTGTGACAGCTGCCCATGCAGCCTGATGGCCCTTGACCTGGAATGTACGAGCGCCGGACATGGTACGAACGGACTCGACTCTGACCAGCTGGCGGAGGGAGAAGGTGGCGTCGCGCAGCTTCTCGACCTGGGTCTTGATGTCTTCCGGAACAGTGTAGCCGCCGTCTGCCGAAGTGCCTTCGGATGCTACATTCTGGAAACGTCTGCGAGCAGCTTCTGCGAAGTCATGCACCGGATCACTCGCCGGGGCTGCCTTCGGTTCTGCCGGAACTGCCTGAACATCTTCCAGCTTCTTCAGATTTTCGAACTTAGCCTGTGCGGCTTCCAGCTCGTCCATCTTAGCCTGCGCCTCAGCGTCCTTGCCTTCCGCGTACAGACTCTTGACTTCGTCCTTCATGTTGTTGATGCCTTCAAGCATCGCTCTGAGTTCTTTGCTCATGTGATTACCTCTTCTTTCCGTCAGGGCTTGATGCCCAGCATCCGCATCCTGACTAATACGTGTTCATGTTCTTTGTTCTGTATGTCTTCCGACTCCGGCTCCGGCGTTTCCGGTTCGGGTGAGACCGGCATCTTGGCCTTGATCTGCTCGCTGAGCGAGTCGATCACTCTGTGCGGGTTGTAGGCTGCAGCCACCAGCCCGTCTTCTGTGCTGTCCGTGTACAGGACTCCGTCCGCGAATCCCAGCTCGACCGCCTTCTTGGCGTTCATCCAGGTGCCCTCGTCCTGCATGAGCTTTGCCAGCTCATCGCGGGAGCGCCCGGTCTTCGCTTCGTAGGCGTTCAGGATCGATTCCTTTACTTCCTTCAGCACCTTGATGGCCTCTTTCATATCGGACTCATTGCCCCAGGCCATCGTGCTCGGATCGTGGATCATCATCAGGGCCGTGGGCGCCATGTAGGTCTCATCGCCGGCCATCGCTACGACAGACGCTGCAGATGCTGCCAGCGCGTCGATCTTGACCGTGATCTTGCCGTCGTATTCTTTCAGCATCGTGTAGATCTGCGATGCCGCGAACACATCGCCGCCCGGACTGTTGATCCATACCGTCAGAGGTCCGCTTACCTGACTCAGCTCCTCGCGGAACTCCGCGGGTGTAGCTTCGTCGCCCCACCAGCTCTCCTCGCTGATCGGGCCTTCAAGTCGCAGCTCGAAGCTCTCCGCTTCGCTGCCCGGATCCTCATTCTTGATCCGCATAAAATCCCAAAACTTCTTCTTCATCCGTTCTCACCTCCCCCCGAAGAATGTGTGTACTGTTCCCCGACCATGGTGATCGGGATGTAATTGCCGTTCATTACGAGGATGTCCCCGCCTTCTGCTGCAGGCATATCAAGGTAGTCTCTAGCCTCGTTGACCATATAGACGCCATTGTTGACATAGCCGCAGATGATCTCCTGCTGTGTCTTGCTGTCTGTCCGCAGGATCGCGCGCTCGTTGAACTTGTACCAATAGCCCTCCTGCTGCTGCTTATCGGTCAGCACCTTGGCATTGATCTCTTCCTCGTAGGCCTTCAGCCTGTAGGCCATGGTGTCGACCAGGAAGGCCAGCTGCTGCATCTCCGAAGAGCTGTATGACGCCTTGTCGAAGTCGTTCAGCTGGTTCGGCTTGATGCCGAATGCCGCAGCGATCTGCCGCGCGCTGTACTTGCGCAGCTCGAGGAACTGTGCGTCCGCCAGGGAGATGTTCAGCGGCGTCAGCTTCAGCCCGGCGGGCACCGGAACGATCCGGCCGGCATTTCTCGCGCCGGTCAGGTACTCCTCGTATTTCCGCTGGAGCTTCGCCCGCCTGGCATCGTCCAGATCGTCCGTATACTCCAGAGCCATGGCCGCGGTCAGGCCCTGCTTGTACAGCTTCTCCATGAACCGCTGTGACTCTCTGGCGCCGTCGACCATGTCACCCAGGATCTGCCGGACAGGTTTTCCCAGGATCCCGTTGAAGCTGTAGGACGTCTTTACGTGGATGACATCCTCCTGTGGGAAGACAGAAGTCTCTCCGCTATAGGCGTCGGTGTACTGGTAGAACATCTTGCCTTTGTTCTGGAAGACGCCGGCGTTGTCGATCAGCACCGTCACGTCCTTGGAAGGCAGCACCCACAGCGCGATCGGCGTAAGATCTCCGCCGTACCGCTGCGGCGTAAACTGGCGCTGGATCCAGATGTATCCGTTGCCGAAATGCTGGCAATTAAGCTCGCAGGCAGTAAAAAGGGCCGTCGGTGTCATGACCGGATTCGGTCTGATCGTCAACAGCCTTGTCATTTCATCCGGGTCCGCCCGGATCTTTCCCTTGGTGGTGTCCTGGTAGTACTTCAGCGGCAGCTTCCCGAGCGTCTCCGACATCATCTTCAAACAGGTGAAGTAAGTGACCTCGGAGAGTTTGTCCTTGGTGGCATCGATGCCGAGCCACTCGGCCAGCTCATGGTCTGTCGTGGTGACAGCAGTCGTCCCGCTGTTCCAGAAGTTCTTCCAGGCGTCTGACATACGTTTCCAGACTCCCATGGTTTACCTCCATCAATCAAAATCGCCGTCAAGGAACGAGTCGATGGCGGCGAGGTTGTTTACCACGAATACGTGGTACATAGCTAATTTATATGCACACAGAACGGCGTCGACCGGGTCGATCCGCTTTGTGGTTGCATCTTTATCAATCTTGATCAGTCCGTTGTTCTTCCGGACCACAGCGTTGGACATCGCATAGTTCAGCAGCGGATTGCGCTGATAGTAGATGTTCCGGCTGTACACCTGCTCCCGGAAGCCCTGCGTGCTCTCGTTCAGGCTCTTGTGGCTCTGGAACACCTCGACGACGTCGTAGCCTTCGTTCGACAGCTGCATCATCAGCAGGGACGCGTTTGCAGGGTCAAAGCACAGGTTCTCAATGTGCCAGTCGTTCTCCTCGCAGGTCTGCAGCACGTAGCGCATGACCGCGTCCTGGTCGACAATCGGCGTGTCCGTGACAGTCAGGAAGCCTTCCCGCTCCCAGGCGTCGTATGGCACCTTGTCCTTCGCGATTCGCTCGGCCAGCTTCTCCCGGTTCGGTATGAAGCTGTGGCTGTACACGATGTACTGCGGCACCGGCGTCCGGTCCTCGTCGACCTTGTCCGATATGAACGGGATCACGAATGCGACGGAGGTCAGGTCGACCTTCGCCGACATATCGAAGCCTACATATACGGATCTGCCCTTCGTGTCGATCGGCAGCTGGTCCACCTGGCAGGCCTTCCACTTGGCCATGTCCATGTAGCCGTTCTCTTTCGCCTGCACCCAGACGTTCATGCACTTGGTCAGAAAGGATGTCATCTTCTCCGGCATCTGCTGCGCGAGCTCACATTCCTCCCGGATCTTCTGGATGCCTTCCGGATAGGTCGCCCGGATCGGGTTGGCCTTCAGCCACAGGTCCTCGTTCGCCACGTTCGCCGGATCGGCATAGTCCTCAGGATCCAGCTCGCAGATGTCAATGAGATACTGATCGTTGTGTACATCGACATCCGGATCGAGGATCTTCGAACAGTACGCATATTCCTGCGTATAGCACGGGTATGTCAGATCCCTGCCGGCCGTCGTGATGATCATGACCAGCGGCTCCTTCGTGTTGCCGCCCAGCCCCAGATCGTAGAACTCTGTCGTCGGGTGCTGATGGTACTCGTCGATGATCAGCAGCGCTGGGTTCGATCCGTCACCGCTCTTTCCGTCATCCTTTGACAGCGGTCGCATCACCGAGCCGGAGCGCGTGTGCGTCGTCTGGACCTTGCCCACGTTGAACTTAGGTGCTAAAGGCGAGCCCTTCAGCATCAGGCCCGCCTCTGTGAACACGATTTTCGATTGATCCCGCTTTACGCCTGCGGTGTAGACTTCGTTGACTTCCTTATTCTTGGCAGCCGTCACACTCATCTCATATAGCGCCACGCCGGCCTCTTCCTGGGACTTGGCATTCTTCCGCCCAACCTCGATGAAGGACTTCGTGAAGCGCCTGCGCCCGTTCTCCTTCCGCCACCCGTACAGCTGGCACAGATGGAATTGTTGCCACGGTATGAGCTCGATCGGCTCTCCGGCAAGCACGCCCTTACTGTGGCGCAGCAGGCGGAACCAGTCGATGATCTTCTGAGCCTCTATTTCGTCCCAGTGATATGGGAAGGATCCCTTCTGCATGGCTTCCCAGTCCCGCAGGAACCGCAGACACGCCCATTTGTGCTTTCGCCCGGAGACGATCTTCCCGGCGATGCAGTCGTGCGCGTATTGCAGCAGGGTCTCAGATGGCGCCGAACTCATTCTCGATCTCTTCTTCCTGTTTCTTCATCTTTGTGGCTGCCCACTTCAAGCGGCTGTTGATCGTCAGGCCGCACTGGTCAGCTGCCTTCCGGAAGGCCTCCTGGTACTTCAGCTGCACATTGATCAGCGGGTTTTCTTTTTCACCGGATGGGCTGAGAACGGTCAAGGGCTGCCCCCGTAGCGCCTTAGTCGCTTCACAATATTTACTGTACGCATTGCAGTACGCCACCAGATTCGCGATATCCAGCCGACCGATAATGTCCATTTTTTTCAAATCGGGGACAACCCTCTTCCATTCCTTCTTCGCTTTCGTATCGAGCAGATCCTGGGGCAGCTTGTCCAGGTCTGCCGGGTCCTGGACGATCATGGAAGACTGAGTCCGCTTCTCTTCTTGGACCCGCTTTGTCAGATCGCTGTTATTCATTTCAAGAATTTTGCGATTTCTTCCCATTTTCGACCATTTGCCTCATAAAAATGCACAATTATGCGCATTTTTGACCATTAAAAATACAAATTTGCAAAAACAAGCCTCCGTCAATAACTGCTGCGGC